TAAGAGGGCTCAAGCGTTACAGTTTAGAGCGCGGTGATTCCATCACTTGTGAAGAACGGGCTGGATCCCCATAGATAAACAGTTGCTGTTCCGCTGTCTGTGCTTGGCGTTGCAGTAAGTCGCACTTCGTTTGAGCTGATCGCAGCAGACCAAGTAAGCGTTGAGACTGTGCCGCTTGTGACAACCGCTCCGTCAACTTGGCCAACAACCACTCCGATTTTGGTATTACCTGATCCTCTAACAGCAATCGTCAAAGTGCCGGTCCTGACTCCGTTTGGGGCCGAAGCATCGACCATTATCCAGTTGAGGACTGCGCCGCAATGTCCAGGAGACATCTTGACATCAAACAAGGCTGCCGCTGCCGCCGTAGACCATGACTTAGACGCATACGAATAGATGGCTCCTTCGTGTTGAATATTCCCTTCTACCTGAAAAAGCGAATTGCCGGACGCAGAAGACGTGCCAACTAACAGGCGTCGATTCCGGTCAATTCTGATAGCTTCAAAAGTTCCTGTTGCGCCATCGTTGACGCCAAAAGCCATATACGTTCCATTGGAACCGTCTAGGACATTTTCAATATATCCACGAGCACTAGCATTCGAGTTATCGGAAAGGCCGAATTCAATCTTTACTCCTTTGCCGCTTGCAATCGCGGCATTGTTATTTAATTTGAGCAGTGATACAACGCTTCCAGCAGAATCTTCGCGGATGTCTAGTTTTGTGCTGGGCGCAGCAGTGCCAATCCCTACTCGGCCTGTTTGGCCTTTAATTGTCATTAAAACACTAGAAGAAGCACTACCTGGATTGGCAAGAAATTGAATATCTCTTGTAACAGTATATGTAGATCCAGGATTTACGCCTATGCTAATGAGCGCTGGCGAAACGGAACTATCTTCGCCAATGAAACCTGTAGAGCCAAATCGTATATTGCCACCACTCACATGTAGCAATTCAGCAGGGCTACTAGTCCCCAGACCTAAGCGGCCTTCGGCTGTGATGCGGGCACGTTCGCCAACGGTTCCGGAATTATTAGTTACAAACAGCAAGGCTCCTGACTCAGAGCCCGCCGTTGTAGTCGTTAGCAAGCCTGCAATGCGTCCTGCAACTGTTGCCGCTGACGCGCTATTATCGTTGTAAAAATTAAGCCGCGCCTCGCCGGCAACACCTGTTCTATGTAGATCTAAAAGCGATGCAGCTCCCCTGGTGACTCCAAGGAGAGCACCAGGAGTGGATGATGCGCCTATGGAGATGCCCCCACTCGCATCAACAAACAACCGCCCAGCGCCATTAGTTGAGATGGCTACTTGGTCGGCGCCGGGGCTATAGATGCCGGTATTCAGGTCGCCAGTGAAGCTAATGCTAGGTGTGGCCGCAGCGCCAAGGGCGGCACTAACTACGCCAGTGGTGGTAATGGTCTGACTGCCAAAGTCGGGGCTGATCTTGGTGCCAGCGATGGCAGCCGAAGCGTTGACATCAGCGTTGACGATCACGCCGCTGCTGATAGCCGTAACGCCGCTGCTGTTGACGGTTACGTCACCGGTCAGTGCAGTGGCGGTCGGGACGTTGGTGGCATTACCGAGCAGCACCGATCCAGCGGTGATATTGGCCAGTTTGCTATGGGCAATGGCGGCTGATGCGTTGATGTCTCCGTTGACGATGGTCCCGTCAAGGATCATTGTGCTAGTGACGGTACCGGTGTCGCCGGTGGTGACGACGGTGCCGGTGGTGTCCGGTAGCGTGATCGTGCGGTCAGCGGTTGGATCCGTGACGGCGATGGTGGTCTCGAAGCCGTCGGCGGTGGCGCCTTCAAAACTCAGGCTGCCAGTGTTGCCGATCTCCAGGTTGCCGGTAACGGTGCCGCCGGATGCTGGCACTGCAGCGGTCGCCAGGTCATAAGCGCTCTTGACTGCCGTGCTGCTGGCAATCGTGGTTGAGCTGGTGGTGCTGGTGCTATCGCTGACTTTCGACTGCAGGCTGGCGGGCGTTACAGCGCGAGCAGTATCGCTGCCGGCTTGGGTTTCGGCATCAGTGGCAAGTTCCAGCAGACCTTGGACGGTGGTACTGCCGGCCGGGGTGGCATTAACCCAAGCGCTGCCGTTCCAGATCTTGACGCCGACTGGGGTCAGGGAGTTGTCGAGCCAGACTTCGCCGGTGCTGTTGCCGCTGCTGCCGCCAACTGCCGGGCTGACGTTTGGTGCAGTCGAGCCAACATGGACAGGGCCGACTTTGATGATGCTCGCGCCAGTGCTGTCCTTGAAGAACAGGCCAGGGCTGGTGGCATTGGTATTCAGCGCAATTTGGCCATCCGCAATTGCCGTTGTGGGGCGCTTGTCGGCAGTGCTGCTGCGGAGGCTTTTATGCGTGGATGCCATTCCCTTAACTCCTGACGGACGGGGATTACCGCACCAGTCTAGTATTCGCCGTCGTCAAGAACTACATCGTAGGTTTCAAAGACGTAGGTGAAGTCGCGCCAAGCGGTGTAGTAGTTGGCATTTTGCACCTTGAGCAACACATCACCAGGCTGACCGCCGATTGGAACGTTTTCGGCGCTGTAGACAAAAGTTTCAGTGCGGTGCGTCATCAGTAGGTGCCATCGTCCACCACGCCGATGGTCATTTCGCCGGTGCTGTTGTCAACCAGCACCTCCGTGGACTCCAGCACGACGCCGATCTGGGAGGTGGTTGCAATCTGGGCGCGGCCCCAGAGCAGAACGAGGGCGTCGCGGACGTCCGTCACACCGGTCATGTCCGGCGTGAAGTACGTGCCGTCGGACAGGATGTCGTAGTCGTTGAAGGTGCCAGTCGCACCAGACACAACGGCGATTTTTGTCCAGTTGGCGCCGGTGCCTTGGCTGAGAACCCAGTCGCCGGCGGCCAGTGAAGCAACAGGCGCAGGTGTTGTGCCGGTGCCAGCTGTCGTGACGATCAGATAGACACCGTTGTTTTGCGGGTTGGGCGCGGTCAACGCTTGACCAATGACCAGACCAGCCTCGACGCCGTACTGGTTCAGTGAGACGACGGTGTTGCTGGTTGCGTTGTAGGTGCCGCCAAAGCGCAGGTTGAGCTGAGTCGGGCTGCCGTAACCGACCAGCAGCCAGTAACCGTTTGGTGTTGGTGCGACAGTACCAACCCAGATGTAGGCCGAGCGGTCGGAAGGGTTGATCCACCACTGGCCGGCAAACTCAGGTGTTGGCGCAGTCTCGCTGACTTGTGCAATGCCATAGTCAGCAAGCTGCTGGGCGGTGACGCTGTTTTCAGAGAGAAACGCCGAATTGAACGTGCCAGTGGTGATCTTGCTGGCATCGAGGCTGGGGATGTCGGCTGCGTTCAGCGTGGCGCCTGTGGTGACGTGACCTTGGGCGTCGATCGTGACTTTGGTGAAGGTGCCGGTAGCAGCGCTGTTGGTGTGATTCAGTACGCCAGCGCCGGTGACGGTCAGACCTGTGCCGGGTTGGACTGCGCCATTGGTGCCGCTGACGGCAATTGGAAGGTCGGTTGCAGCTAGGGCGCGGAAGGTTGGACTTGCGGCTGATCCAGTAGTTGGACCAGCAAATACAGTGCCAGCGGTTTGGGTGTCGAGGGTAGTTGTGATCGTGGCGCTGAAGTTGTCGGGTTTTGTGACTGAGAACGTCAGCGGGGTGGTGTCGCTGAAGGTAATGGTCTGCAGGGCAGCGACTTGCTGCCAGGCAGCACCAGTCCACACGTAGTTGAGGCCGGTGTTGGTGTTGATCCAGCCTTGGCCCTCGAAGTCGCCGCTGCCGCTGGGGGCGTTGCCGCTCACAACGGTGCTGGAGTCAGCGGCCAGTTTGGGACCGGTGACGGAGGCGGCTCCGAGTTCGTCGGTGGTGACTGCGCCAGTGGCGATCTTGGCGGTGGTCACCGCGTCAGTCGCGATGCTCGCGGCGAAGCTGCCGGTGCCTGTGCCAGTTACATCACCGGTCAGGGTGATGGTTTGGTCGCCGGTGTTGGTGCCACTGGTGGTGCCGGAGTGGGTGCCGCTGAAGGTGCCATCCTGGGTGGCCAGGGTGCCAAGCCCCAGCGTGGTCCGCTGGGCGGCGGCGTCGGCGTCATCCAGTAGAGCGCGGCCGGCACTGGTGCAGGCAATTTCTTCGACATCACCGGCGCCAGCGCTGGAGCGACCCAGCAGCTTGTCGGTGTCGCTGACGTTTTGGATCTTGGTGTAGGTGATCGCGTCGTCGGCCACCTTGATGGTGGTGACAGCGTCGCTGGCAAGGGCGGTTGTATCGACAGCGCCAGCGCCGATTTTGTCGACTGTGACTGCGTCGTCGGCAATTTTGGCGGTTGTGACTGCGCTGTCAGCCAGGGCTGCGGTATCAAGGCCCAGTGCGTCGACCTTGGCGGTGGTGACTGCGTTGTCGGCAAGTTTGCCGGTCGTGACTGCTAGGTCCTCGATGCCGGCAGTCGGGGCGATGACCTGCTGGAAGGCGCTGCCGTCCCAGATGCTGAGATAGCTGGTGGCGCTGTCGAGATGGCCTCGGCCCTCGAAATTATCCGAAACTGGAGCGGTCGGGCCGTAGTGGATGCTGGAATCGTCAGCCAGTTTGGCGGCGGTGATTGCGTCGTCGGCCAGTGCGGTGGTGCCGAGTTTGGTGACGCTGCTCTGGTTAAGCTTGACAAGGTCGATGCTGGAGCTGTCAGCCAGGGTGGCACCAGCCTCAAAAAGGTCCTTGGCGGTGACTTTCTTGGTTTCGCTGGCCGAGATGTCTACGATGGGCAGGACGTCAATCGCCGCGACGTCAGCCTCGGAGAGCTGGGTTAGCTGCGTAATTCTCTGGTCAGCCATGCGCCAGCTCCGGCTACAGCAAAGTCTTCTAGCAGTTTAGTCGGTGACTTCAGTGAGGAGGAAGTCAAGGTTTTGCTGCAGGCGCAAACGGTCGGTGTCTTCCTTGAGGATGTAGCCCGAGGGTTCACCAATCAAGAGCTTGATCTCGCCTGTGGTAACAAAGTCGATAGCGCAGTTGATGGTTTGGTCTGTGGTGACTTCGATTCCAGTGCGTGTGACCATCGCCTGGAACTCGTAGTAGATGTCTTGGACGCCAGGGTAGTTTTCGTCTTCGGTGAGTTGGAGGTAACAGTCAAACTCGCTGCCGATGTCCGTGCGGTTAATGAGTTGCAGCATCAATAAGGAGTTTTCGACTAGGCCGCTGTTGGTGGCGTTGAAAATGCAGTCAATCGAGCCGGAGCCACTGATCAGGCCAGCCGAATACATCCGCTTGAAGCGGTCGGACATAGTTGTGGTTTCCAGCGACTCGCGGTCGGTGTTGAAGCTGAAGCCTCGGACATCACCAAGGACGCGCTCCACGGAACCGTAGATCTGCACAGAGATCTCGATCGCACTGCCGGCAAAGGATTCGACTGGGTACTCGACGCTGCGGTCGTTGTTGATGGCAGCGCTGAAGGTTTCAAAAAGGCGGACACCGCCAATCGCATTGACGTTGATGTAGGCAACGACCTCGTTGAGTGTTGCGCCACCGCCGTCGGGCCAGGTGGAGCTGGGTAGGAAGTCGAGACCTCGGGCGTCTGTGGTGGTTATGACCAGTTGATCTCCGGTCAGCAGGTTTTCAACCGAGCCCTCAAAACCAACGCGATTTAGGACGGTGTTGACATCTGCAGGCAGAACTGAGCTGACGAATGTGCCAGCCGCCTTACGGCGAAGTTTGACCTTGCCGTACTGCCCTAGGAAGTACGTCATGCGTCAACGAGTTCGCGGAAAGGTCCGTCGACGGTGAACTGGATCGCCACTGAGGTCAGCTCACCGGTGGAGACCTGCATCGAAGCGCTCGTGATGTAAGCGTTGAAGGCGATGTCGTCTTTGATATCGCCGCTGGATCCAGGCGTTTGGCCGACGCGGAGGATGATGCCAACGCGATCAGACTCAGTGACGCCTGCTGACGTTGTTTTCATCAGCTTGTTCAGAAACTGATCGAACTGAACGCCGGGCTCGGTGCTGGTGGTGCCTTCGCGGCGGTAGTACAGGACGGTGGCGCTGCCGGTCGAGCTGACAGCTCCAGGGGTATAGCTTTTGACGGCTGTGTCGACGGTGGTAGTTTCTAGCAGTTCCAGGCTGGTTTCGAGGGACCAGTCGCGGAGCTTAAGGGCTTGCTGAGTGCTGGACGGCGTCACGGCACCGGAACCAGCAGTGGTGAGGTACAACGCACCAGTGCGCCCGGTGAAGAAGGCCATGACAGGCGTAGCTTGATGGGATCAGTCTAGCGTTGGATAGTAAAGAGGTTGTCTGAGAAATCTGCGATCAAGGAGTTGTCGCTGGCATCACAAGGAAAAATCGTGCCACGGATGGTCACTTCGCCCTCTTCGTCCATCTGGACTTCATTGACGCGGTAGACGCGGCGGGTTTTTACTTTGGTACCAAGAACGTACAGATGCCCTTCGCGGGATGCCAGTGACGTTGCAACGCCATTGCTGACTGTTGCTGTCGTTCGCACCACGCCACCGCCGCTTTGGTACAGCAAGAACGAGTAGCTGCCGTTACGGACGATATTGTCCACTGGAGCGTTCAGCTTGCCGCCCGGTCCGATGACGCCAGTCGTGATGCCGTCCCAGGCGTTGTGGCCGATGTCCACATAGATGTATGCGCCAGGGGAGATGGGACTTGTGGTGGGGAAGGTTTTGAACTCGATGGCGGACCGGACGTAACGTCTGGTGTTACACATCAGTTTGCCGAAAAGAATCGCTTGGGCTTCGTTGGTGACGAAAGCGGAAACGTCGAATGACTGGAGGATGGCGTTTGCCGGATTCGTGTCCTTGCGCTGGATGGTGATCGAGCGGTTGACGGCAAAGGTGCCGTTGCTGTCCAGCGAGCGGTAGATGATGGTGGCGATGATGTCTTGGACGTTTGAGTCGTAATCTAGAAATTCTTCCTTGTAGCTGTCTTCGAGGATGTTGCCTTGGTTGAAAAGGGCGGAGACTTGGATTTGGCGTTGGATTGCGCCAGTTGTTTGGTTGTACGGGATGCTAGGGATCAGGGTTTCGCGGCCGCCGATGCGGGCAAACTCCAGCAGGCTGAAGGGGGCGTTAGACGCCCAAAAGCTGCGCCAGTTTTGGCGGTCGGCGATAAGCGCATCCATGTACAGATTGTTGGCGTCGCAGAAGCGCTTGGTGATTGCTAGCTGGCGGATGTCGATGCCGTTGATCTTGGCGTAGTTACCGATGCCGTCCTGGGTGTCGAGGATGGTGTCGAGGAAAATGTCCGGTGCAAAACTGGTGGGACCGTCTGGATTGGTGGGGTAGTAGCGATATGTTGCGCTGCCCCAGGCATTTCCGCGTTCGTCGTTGCCGGATGTGCGGATGCGGCGGACTGGTTTGCCGCCGGTGACGAAGGCGGAAAACGAGCGCATGTCTTGCAAACTTTTGCCGCTGAAGACGTTGAAGCCAATGAGCGCAAGATTGGAGTACAGCGCAGATGTAAAGTTTTGCGTCAGTTGTTCGCTGACAGCGGTGATCCCTAGTTCGGGGCCGCGCTCGAAGGAGGTTTGCAGCTGCGTATCAGCGTCAAGGCTGTACCAGTCCCATTCGTTAGTGCCGTTGGGTGAGTCGTTGAGTGGGGGCAGACCGCTGCGCTGACTGTTCTGGATGAAGCCGGTGAAATACAAAGCTCGTCCGGAGCCGAGATCCAGCGGTGCAGCATTGCCGGAATTTTGTAAGTAGAAATACCGGACTAGACCATTGGCCTGCCGCATGAAACTGTGTTTGGCAATCTCGGCGAGTGGATCAGTCACGGGTTCCAAGCGGAACTGCCAGTTTTGTGGTGTTGAGCCGCCATTGAACTTGATGTAGATGAAGTTGTCTTGTTCTGCGGCACGACGGACAGCAAAGATTCCAGGGACAGTGCTCCAGTTGCCACCGGCGACGCGGTAATGCATCAAGAACATGGATACACGCTGTTGGATGCCGTTATCGCTGATGGCGTAACCAGCGCGGCGTTCACTGCCGTAACTTTGTTGCCTGCCTGAGATGCGCCGATAAACCTGCGCTTTGATGGCGATGTCAGCGATATTGCAAGGCGAGACAGTTGTGTACGACGCCTCTTCGACGCGGGTGATTGCTTTTAAGTAAAACAAGTCGTCGCTACCGACTGTTGCTAATGACTGCAACTCAATGAACTGACGCAGCGTAGCTTTTTCGGTTTCGGTTAAGTTTCGTACGAAGCTGTAATAACGTACAGTAATGATCATCGGTGCGCCACGGGCATAGCCTCCGTAGCCAGTGCGACTAGCCACTGTCCATATTTGACCGGAGCGCAGCAAATCGCTTGCTGTGCTCACAACAAATTGCTGCCCGCTAGGCAAGCCTGACAGTGAAGCACCCGAAGAACTGTCTCTACGGTCTTGCTGGAGCAAAGCATCAACAGCTCGCTTAGTGCTGATGTAATCGGGCTGGTTTTTATAGTCGGCTGCTGTGTCTGAAACTTCGTCGTAGCTGTAGGGCAACGACGGGGCACGCCCGGCTTCAATGCAAACCAGATCGACAACAAAATCGCCTTCGTCGGTTGTGGTGCCAGCAATGCGGTTGATTCGATAACGAGCGGAGCCGAGCTTGAAAATGCCCGCGTCATCAAACACACTGGCCAGTGTGCGACGTGTATCCATTGCACTACGCACCAGGTCATCGGCAAAAGCTGTGCCGGTCGGCGGGTTAGCAGTTGACTTGAAGCGCAGCTGCAGCGTGCGTCCGACAGGGACGGCTGCTAACGCCGACGGCCAGGATGTAGCTGTAATTTCAATGTTTTGGGCGCCTTTGTCACCAGCCTCGTTGCGAAGGTATGTGTTGACGTTGAGCGGAACAGGACTGTAGCCACCGAAAACGTTTGAGCTGCTGGGAGAATATGCTTGGCTGAATCCGTCTACACGGGTGTTAGTTATGGCGGGCTGCAAGCGATAAGGATTATCATTTGCGCTCCCGTATTTGGTTGGATCGGAATTGCTTGCTGCGTTGAGTTCGTCAGCCCAGTGGAGGCGACCCGTAGCGTTGTCGTTGAAGTAAATCCACTTGTTCTGAGCGATGAGGTCAGTAATGACTGTTTGACCAAATGCTGATTTGAGTGGGTCGATGCGGGTGATGGCGCCACCGGTCAGCAACAACAGCATCTGAAGCAACTGGTTGCTGCCATAACTGCGGACAGCGCTCCAGAGCAAAGAGCCAGAGACGCGGACACCGCCGTTAGGGTTGCCGCTGCTGGAGCGGTCGGTGTAAACCAACGGGACGGTGTCGCCGTACTTGCCGAGTTCTTGGACGCTGTTGAAGCCGAACCGTGGCGAGAACCGCTGCTCACGGGTTTGGCGTTCGCCGCCGCCGCCGGCCGAGATGGACGGGATTTCTGGACGTGGGGTTAGTAGTACCGCAGCAACTTGAAAAAGTACACCAACAACAGCTAAGACAATGCTGACAGTTACAGGATCATTACGGATGTCAAAAACCGTACCTTCCTTCGGATCGCTATAGCTTTGCTGAATCGCCAGGAAGTCGAGATACTCTTCCTTGGTGACGCCGAGGGCAGCGATCAGATCGTGCTCGTAGGGCAACAGCTTGCGGGTCATCGCTCCATCCAGAAGAGTTGGCCGGTGCCTTCTGGCAGCTTGGCTCTTACTACATTATGAGACGGGCCGATGAAAATAGTGCTGCCGTCCTCCATTACGGTGCCGAGGGCCGCACCAACGTTGGAGGGCAGTAGAACGACGGCGGCGGGGCGGAAAGTGGTCAGACGACTGCCGTTTTGCAGAAGCCATCGGGCCATGCGGACTCGCGGAAAGGTGTCGTCGTCAAACTCGCTATAGACCCAGTCAAAAGCCGGTGCGTAGTCCGCCAATCCGAAGCGGCGGTGGATTTCACAGGCCAGCTGAAAACAGTCAGTAAGGCCGCTATTGTCGTCTGGCCGGTGGCCCCATCCGTAGGTCAGCCCGATGAGGTCGTTGACGTTGATCACTGGAGGACCAGTTGCGAGTCTAGGGGCAGGGGGCCTACTAATTCGCGGGTGAGGGTGCGGTTGGGGAAGTTGCTGGTGACGCTGTCGATCGCAGAGCGGAATCGCAGCTCCAGCGTGGTGTCGCTGATGCTGCTGCCGACGCCGACGTAATACTCGATCTGGATGTTGTTGGTGTAGTTGCCGTCAGCGGTGAGCCAGACGGTGGCGAGTTCCAGCGTGCTGAGGCGGTTGCCGTCGCCTGCGTAGAGCATGGCGACTGAAATATCGAGGTTGGGAAAAAGGATCTGGAGGATGTTGTTCTCGCCGTTAAGGCTGGCGATGGCGCCCTCGGCGCGGAAGGGGGCAAAGCTGTAGGTGCGGCCGGCGTAGACCTTGTTCTGGTTGGCGAAGTAGTTCTGGAAAAAGTGGCGGTTGCCGGTGCTGGTGGTCAGGTCGAAGAACTGACAGATGCGGATGTCCATCAGTCGTCGAGGAGGGGATTGCGGATTTCGCCAGCGAGGTTGATGCGGACATTGTTGATGCCAGGGCGGATGGTTTGCACTTCAGGTGGGCCGGCATATTCCCAGCGAAGGCCGTCGATGCTCGCGTTGGCACGAGCAGCCAACGTGCTGGACATGCCAGCGGTGACGTTGGTGCTAAGGGTGAAGCGGCGATTAGCTGCGGTTTGGCTGCGGTAGTGGTCCAGCAGGGTGACGACGGTGGCGTCGGAGATGCTGTCGAACTCCAGGTCTAGCTGGGCGCCGTAGGGCGAATTGCCGTACGTCCGCTTGACAACTGCACCACTGAGGGCGCGGTACATCTTTTGTGGATACACGCCGGGGCGGAAGCTGCGGCCGGTTGGGGTGATCGAGGGGAACGCGGCCATCAGCGGATACCGATGCGGCTACGGGTTTGCGGCGATTGCTTGATGCGATCCAGCGTCATGGTCATGCCACGGCTGGCACCATCTCGGGTGGCTTGGCGGCGGGTTTCGGCCATGGCCGCCTCCAGTTGGTCTCTGCTGACGTACTCTACGCCGCCGATGCTGGTTGTCTGGAAGCTCATGTTCAGCACCGGCGATCCACCACTGCCGGGTGCGGCACCCATTGCATCGCGCAGGCCGGAGTTGGAAACAACGCTGCCGTTGCGCCCTGGCACGAACAGCTCGGGGCCGTGCTCACCAACGACGTAGGGCGATCCAGCAGAGACCGGGCCGCCGTTGGCGCGGAAGGCACCGCTGTAGTCGGGAATTCCGGGCAACGCCGGGATTCCAGCGTCGACGGAGCCGCCAAAACCTGCCGCGTTGCCGGAAAAGCCGCCTCCGGTCAGTCCTCCGCCAAGACCGGCGAATATCTTGGCAATGCCGATGGCGATGTACTGGGCAATCATTTGTTGGGCCGTCTGGAGCAAAGCACTACCGACCGCGTTGAGAAAGTCGGCAAAGACTTGCTCGGCCGTTTTAGTTCCCCGCACAAGCTCAGCGACGCCGAATGTAATTACATTGGCGAGTTCGCCGCTGACACTTTGGATTAGCTGTCCGTATTTAGCCGAGAATTGCTGTAGCTGCAGTTGCTTTGCTTCTAGTTTATCCAGCAGGACAAGTTCTTGGTTGATAAGTCCGAGTTTCTGCTGCTGCGCGTTAAGGTCGGCTTCCTTAGCTGCCAA